AAGGAGTCGTATGCGCCATACATTGAGTCTGAGTTCGACAAGAGAGATGCGGGGGCGTGGTTTATGAACAATGGGGTGCCGACATACATTACGGGCGCGTACTACATGTACCTTCAGTGGAGTAAGATTGACGTTGGATACCCTGACTTCCGAGAGGCTAACAGGATTTTTTTCATTTTCTGGGAGGCGTGTATGGCTGATAATAGGTCGTTTGGTATGTGCTACTTAAAGATTAGGCGCTCGGGGTTCTCGTTTATGAGTTCATCAATGGCGGTTAACCTTGGCACATTGTCGCGCAACGCTCGTATTGGTATACTATCCAAGACGGGTGCTGATGCCAAGAAGATGTTTACGGACAAGGTTGTGCCCATATCAACGAACTATCCATTTTTCTTCAAGCCAATACAGGATGGTATGGACAAGCCGAAGATGGAACTTGCCTATCGACTACCGGCGTCGAAGATAACCCGCAAGAATATTCACGAAGTTATGTCTGACTCATCGCCGGATGGGCTGAATACGACTATTGACTGGCGCAATACTGCTGACAACAGCTATGATGGTGAGAAGTTATTGCTACTGATACATGATGAAAGTGGGAAGTGGCTGCCACCAGAGAATATCCTCAATAACTGGCGGGTTACTAAAACGACTCTGCGTATAGGCAGTAAGATTATCGGTAAGTGTATGATGGGGTCTACCTGCAATGCCAAGGCTAAAGGAGGCGGGAACTTCAAGGAGTTGTATGATGACTCTGATGTGACCAAGAGAAATGCGAATGGTCAGACCAAGAGTGGCATGTATAAGCTGTTCATCCCTATGGAGTGGAACTTCGAGGGGTATATTGATAAGCATGGATGGCCTGTTATTAACTCTCCGGCATCCCCTGTTGTTGGCGTTGACGACATGGATATTTACACCGGTGCTGTCAACTATTGGGAAAATGAGGTTCAGTCGCTCAAGTCGGACCAAGATGCGCTGAATGAGTTTTACAGACAGTTTCCGCGCACGGAAGCGCATGCGTTCCGTGATGAAAGCCGTATGTCGCTATTCAATCTGACTAAGATATATCAACAGATTGACTTCAATGACGGTATTATGATTAATACTACGCTAACTCGAGGGTCGTTTCATTGGGCGAACGGCATTCAGGACAGCCGTGTGATATGGACTCCTAACAAGACGGGTAGGTTCTTGGTCAGCTGGATACCGCCTGCGCCCCTTCAAAATAGGGTTATTGACCGCAATGGAAGGAAGTATCCTGGCAATGAGCACATAGGGTCTTTTGGCTGTGACTCATACGACATATCGGGGGTTGTGGGTGGAGGGGGGTCTAATGGCGCATTGCATGGCTTAACTAAGTTCAATGTTGATGATGCGCCCAGTGGCATGTTCTTCTTGGAGTACATCGCTCGGCCTCAGACTGCTGAAATATTCTTCGAAGATGTGCTGATGGCTTGTGTGTTCTATGGGATGCCTGTTCTTGCCGAGAACAACAAGCCGAGGCTGTTATACCACTTTAAGAACAGGGGATATAGGGCGTTCTCGCTGAATAGACCTGACAAGCATATATCGAAACTATCCAAGACGGAGATTGAACTCGGTGGCATTCCGAACACATCGGAAGATGTCAAGCAGGCTCATGCTGCTGCTATTGAGTCTTACATCGAGAAGCATGTTGGCTTTGATACCGAGGGCACATATAGAGATCCTGACGACTGTGGGTCTATGTATTTCAACAAAACACTGATGGACTGGGCTGCGTTTGATATCACAAATAGAACGAGGCACGATGCGTCTATAAGTTCTGGACTAGCGGTTATGGCGAACCAGAAGCATTTGTATGTTTCGGAAATTAAGTCTTCTAAAATAAGTATTAACTTTGCCAGATATAATAATGAGAGTTCTTTCAGCCGCATAGAGAAGAATGGATAAGCTAATAATCAATCCTACGTCATTTCCAAACCAATATGTGTCCGACTTTGAGAAGGGCAAGAAGGAGTTTGGACTAAGGATAGGGCAAGCTATTCAGTATGAATGGTTCAGGAAAGACTCATCTTCGGCAAGGTACTACTCTCAGTGGAGGGACATGCACCGACTGCGTTTATACGCACGTGGAGAGCAGTCTGTACAGAAGTATAAGGATGAACTCGCGGTTAACGGCGATTTGTCGTATATGAATCTTGACTGGACGCCGGTGCCAGTGCTGCCTAAGTTTGTTGATATTGTAGTGAATGGAATGGGCGACAGGTTATTCAAGGTTAAGGCGAGAGCTCAAGACTCTGCGTCTATTCAGAAGCGCAGGGACTTTCAAGAGTCGGTTGAGGTGCAGATGGCTGGTAAGGACATTTTCATGGCTGCCCAGGAGAATTTCGGTGTCAACCCATGGACTGTCAATCCTGCTGACCTTCCAGAGAATGACGATGAGTTGCAGTTGTTCATGGAGATGAATTACAAGCCTTCTGTTGAGATTGCTCAAGAGGAGGCATTGAATACCATACTTGAGGACAGTAGATACCAAGATGTACGCAGGAGGGTTGAGTATGACCTTATGGTTCTTGGCATCGGAATATCGAAGCATGAGTTCAACCCTGGTGATGGGGTTAGGGTTCAGTATGTAGACCCTGCCAATGTGGTGTACAGCTATACTGAAGACCCATACTTCCGTGACTGCTTCTATTGGGGGGAAGTCAAGACTATCCCTATCTCTGAGCTTACTAAGCTGGACCCTAATCTGACTATTGAGCAGATGCAGGAGATTAGTAAGTACAGCCAGAATTGGTATGATTACTACAATGTAGCTCAGTTCTACAATAACAGCCTATTTAGGAACGACACTGCAACGCTCTTGTTCTTCAACTACAAGACTACGCACACTTTTGTGTACAAGAAGAAGACTACCGAGATGGGCGGCTCTCGTATTATTGAGAAGGACGAGAACTTCAATCCTCCTGCCGATATGATGGAGGAGCAGGGCTTTGAGCGCATCACCAAGACAATCGAGGTGTGGTATGAGGGCGTTATGGTGATGGGTACTAACATTATGTTGCGTTGGCAGTTGATGGAGAATATGGTTCGTCCTAAGTCTGCATCTCAAAATGCTATGCCCAACTATGTGGCGTGTGCCCCTAGAATGTATAAGGGCAATATTGAGTCATTGGTACGAAGGATGATTCCATTCGTTGACTTGATACAGCTCACTCACCTGAAGATGCAGCAGGTCATCGCTCGTGTTGTCCCTGATGGTGTCTTTATCGACGCTGATGGCATCAATGAAGTTGACCTGGGCACAGGCGGCAAGTACACTCCGGAGGATGCGTTGAGGCTATACTTCCAAACGGGTAGTGTTGTTGGTCGTAGTTTCACGCAAGATGGTGAGTTCAACCATGCTCGTATTCCTATCCAAGAGCTGACGACAAGTTCTGGCGGTCAGAAACTACAAGCTCTGATTGCGAACTACAATCACTACATGGACATGATTAGAGCTGTCACTGGTCTTAATGAGGCTCGTGATGCGAGTGTACCTGATTCGAGGACGTTGGTTGGCGTTCAGAAACTCGCTGCGCTTAATTCCAATACTGCTACGCGACATATTCTTGATGCATCGCTGTACATCACAAAGACGTTGTCAGAAGGACTGGCATGCCGTGTTGCTGACATCCTTGAGTACGCTCCATTCCGCGAAGAGTTCATAGGTCAGATAGGTAGGTACAATGTGACTATTCTCGATGTTCTGAAGGACTTGTATATCTATGACTTCGGTATCTTCATTGAGGTTTCTCCGGATGCCGAGGAGCGAGAGCGTATGGAGGCCAGTATACAGATGGCATTGCAGAAGGGCGACATTAACCTGGAGGATGCTATTGACATCCGTGAAATCAGAAATACGAAGCTGGCGAATCAGTTGCTGAAGATTAAGCGAAAGCAGAAGCTGGAGTCGGACCGCGCCTTCAAGATGCAGGAGCAGCAGATGCAGGTTCAGGGGCAGATGGAATCTCAGCGTATGGCTGCGCAGTCGGCTATGCAAAAGATAGAACTTGAGGCACAGGCTGAAATACGTATTGAGCAGGCCAAGGTTGCGTTTGCTATTGAGAAGATGAATGCCGAAGCGCAGCAGAAGGCTATGCTGATGGAGAGGGAGTTTCAGTACAACTTGCAGTTGGGTAAGATGCAGAGCGATATGTTGCAACAGCGTGAAACCTACAAAGAAGACGAGAAGACCAAGCGTATTGGCATACAAAATACTCAGCAGTCTAAGCTGATTGACCAGCGCAAGAACAACCTTCCCCCAATGTCTTTTGAGAGTAATGAGGATAGCCTCGATGGGTTTGATTTAGCAGAATTTAGCCCTCGTTAGAAATTGTTATATATTTGCACGAAATTTAATATACTATGAAAGTAAGGATATTGACTGATGAAGAGATGAAAACCCCTTCTGTCCAGGAAAGAGAAGTAGAGGCTCAGAATGAGTTAGAAAAAAATATGGCACCGGATCCTGCTCCTAATCCGCAGCCAGAGCAAAAACAGATTGAGGAGCATGACGTTCTTTCATTTATCAAGGAAAGGTACAAAAAGCCTATCGAAACTCTCGATGAGCTGTTTGAGGCTAGACAGCAGGAGCAGATGCCAGAGGATGTCGCTGCATTCTTCCGTTACAAGAAGGAGACAGGGCGTGGCATTGAGGACTATGTTAAGCTGAACAGGAACTATGATGAAGTTGATGCGGATCAGTTACTTGCTGAGTACACATTAGCTACTGATGAGTTCATCGAGCGTGAAGATGTAGCCGACGTGTTGGCGGAGAAGTTTGGATATGATGAGGATGCGGATGACGCAGACACAATCAAGAAGAAGAAGTCCGCCAAGAAGCGTGAGGTTGCGAAGGCTAAGAAATACTTCAATGGTCTTAAGGAGCAGTATAGAGTTCCTGTTGAGTCAACTGCGAACTCGCCGATTGAGACTGAAGATTATAAACAGTACAAAGAGTACCTAGACAGAGCATCCAGTGAACAGCAGGAGGCTCAGCGTAAGAGTGAGTGGTTCAAGAAAAAGACAGAGGAGCTTTTTTCGCCTGATTTCAAAGGTTTTGATTTCAGTATTGGAGAGAAAAAGCTCACCTTCATTCCGGCTGATGCGTCTGAGGTCAAGACTCAAAACTCTTCTCCAATGAATTTCATATCGAAGTTTTTGGATGAGCAGGGTTTGATAAAAGATCCGGCTGGTTATCACAGGTCTCTATCAATTGCGATGAACCCAGAGAAGTTCGCTAAGTTCTTTTACGAACAAGGCGCTGCTGACGCGACGCAGGATTTGGCCCAAAAGAGTAAGAATATAAATATGGACATTCGGACTTTTGGACAGCCTGTTAGTACTGGTGGATTCAAGGTTGCTGCTGCATCTCCGTCATCGTCTAGAACGGGGGGACTTACCATAAAATCTTTTAAACCTTAAAAAACTAAACCATGCCAGTTAACGCATCCCCTTCATTTCAACTCCAGCCATCTGCTAATCGTCAGATCACTGGAACGAATTATATCGGCAGTGCCGATTTCAACTTTTTAAACCAATATCTGCCTGACCTCTATGAGAAGGAGTTTGAGCGCTACGGCAATCGTAGTATCTCCGGCTTTATGCGTATGGTCGGTGCGGAGATGCCTTGTGCGTCCGACCTTATCCGTTGGGCAGAGCAGGGTAGATTGCACATGAAGTACACTAATGTTGGCGTGGCCATTGCTAGTGGCGTTGCAACACTTACTGTACCTGCCCAAAACACGGTGTCTGGGTATCCGTCTAGTAACCCGCTTGCAACAATTAATATTGGCCTCAGAATAGGCCAGACAATTATGTGTCAAGAAGAAAATGGGTCTAGAGTATTCCACGCGAGGGTTGCTACTGTGGGCTATGCCGCTCCCGCTGCTGCCACAACCGTTACGGCTGATATATATGAAAACCCAGCCCCTGCAACTGGAGGTAACTATTCTGTGTGGGTATACGGATCTGAATTTCAGAAAGGAACAGGAGGGATGGCAGAATCTCTGCAACCCTTTGATTCTTATTTTTCCAATAACCCTATCATATTGAAGGACCGATACACTGTAACAGGTTCTGATATGACTCAGATTG